GACCTAGGTGTGTTCTATGATGAGGTTCTAGTAAAGATTTACACGCACAGGACAAAAGATGTTTCAGATTATGATTTCATGGTTGCCATGCAAATGGACATGATAGCCAAAAAGATGCACGGAGCGATCAATCCTGAATACGGTTTAGACTCATTGGTGGACGAAGGCACAAGGTGTTGGAAGGGCTACACAAAGAAGGGCATGAAGACCATGTTCGGCAAGAGAGTAAACAACTGTGTCAAGAACGAAGACGTTGACATCTGTGTTAACTGCGGCGGTTTGGTGTTTGAAGAAACACTCAACGAGGATCTGAAAAAATGGTTCAAAGACAAATGGGTAAGAGTTGGGCCAAAAGGAAAAATTAGAGGATCATGTGGTGGTAAGAGCAAAGGCGAGGGCAAGCCAAAATGTTTACCAGCCAAGAAAGCATATGCACTAGGTAAAAAAGGCCGTGCAAGTGCGGCGGCAAGGAAGAGAAGAAAAGATCCAAATCCCAACAGGCGTGGTAAGGCAATAAACGTCAAAACCAAAAAGAAAAAATAATTTGCATTCCAGACAGATCTGTTATATACTTGTTGGATAACAACAGGAGAAACAAATGGCAGTAAGAAATTTCAATGACGCAGAGAAGCAAAAGCTGATCCAAATCATATCACAGGGTTCACAGGTACTAGGAGAAGTGGATGACCTTAAGGGTGGTTTGCGAGATACAGTGAAAGCAATCTCAGAAGAGCTTGAGCTTAAACCCGCTCTAATCAACAAGGCAATCTCAATAGCACACAAGGACAACTACAAAAATCTAACAGACGACCTAGACACACTAGAGTCCATATTAGTAGCCGCAGGCAAGTTATAGTGTACAAGTTAATCAAGGACTTTTGGTTAACAAGTTATAGGACAGACAAAACTGCTTTCTACTACGAACTGGTTTCGGTAGTATTCACAATAGTAGGATCTTGTATCTTGACTTTTACCTCGCCAGAGCCTAAAATGGCATTAGTGTTTCCTATATATCTTATAGGATCAATAACACTTGCGATAGGATCTTACAGGAGGAGAATCATCTGGACCACAGTACTGGCAAGTTGGTTCACCATAATGAATGTAATAGGAAACATAAAAGTATTTTTTTAATGGGAACAAGTATAATAAAGTTTTGGAAGAACAGTTATAGATCAGATAACACTGCATTCTATTTTGAAATGATCAGTTTCATATTCACAGTAGGAGCAAGTATGACATTGGCAATTACTGCCAACGATCCCGATATGACAATAGTGTATCCAGCATTCTTCGTAGGAGCAGTCACACAATGTTATGCATCATTCAGGAGAGGTGCGGCATTTGTCATGATGATCACAGGATATTTTTCAATCATAAACGTCTATGGTTTTGGCGTTGCAAGTTATTGGTGGTAGTATGAGTTACATAGATGCATTATACAAAAAAGACGAGGACAAGATCTACGTTGTAGAACGTGATCCCAAGAAAGGTAGAGTGTTTGTAGAATATGACGCACGATACGTTTTCTATTATGAAGACGCAAGGGGCAAACATAGATCAATGACCGGAGCACCGTTGCAGAAAGTACAGTGTACAACACAGAAAGAATTCATCAAGGAACAGAGAATAAGATCCAACAAAACATTGTATGAACAGGACATCAATCCTGTGTTTAGATGTCTTGAAGAGAACTATCTGGGTAAGGAAACTCCTAAACTTAACACAATGTTCTTTGATATTGAAGTTGATTTTGATCCTGAGAGAGGTTATGCATCAACAGATGATCCTTTTATGCCTGTTACTGCCATAAGTTGTTACATGAGTTGGACTAACCAACTGGTCACACTAGCAGTTCCTCCAAAGACTATATCAATGCAAGATGCAAAGTCGTTGACAGAGAGATTTCCCAACTGCATGTTGTTTGAAAAAGAAAAAGACATGCTAGATGCTTTTTTAGAACTAGTGGAAGATGCAGACATCCTAAGTGGTTGGAACAGTGAAGGGTATGATATACCTTACACTGTAGGTAGAATACAAAAAGTATTGAGTGGTGACGACACAAGACGTCTTTGTTTCTGGGGAGAGAAACCTAGGAAGAGGGTATTTGAAAAATACGGTAGAGAACAGTTGAGCTTTGACCTTGTTGGTCGAGTACACTTGGACTTGCTAGAACTATATAGAAAATACACATACGAGGAAAGACATTCATTCAGACTAGATGCGATAGGTGAACACGAATTAGATGAAAAGAAAACAATCTATGAGGGATCGCTTGATGCACTTTATAAAAATGACTTTGGCTTGTTTATAGAATACAACAGACAGGACACAGCACTACTGGCCAAACTTGAGAAGAAATTAAAGTTCATAGAACTTGCGAATGAAATAGCACACCAAAACACAGTGCTACTGCAGACAACAATGGGAGCAGTCGCAGTTACGGAACAAGCTATCGTGAACGAAACACACAGACGTGGCATGATTGTGCCTGGCAGGAAATACAGAGACAAAGACGCAGAACCAATGACAGCGGCAGGAGCCTATGTGGCAACTCCTCAAAAAGGAATACATGACTGGATTGGATCTATTGACATAAACTCACTGTATCCAAGTGTCATTAGAGCACTGAACATGGGACCAGAGACAATCATAGGACAGATAAGACCTGTGATAACTTCTGCAGAGATCAACAGAGCCAAACACGCCAAGAAATCATTCGCGGCATCATGGGATGGACAGTTTGGTAGCTGGGAATATCAAGCAGTGATGAACAAAGAGAAAGGCACAGAAGTGGTTGTTGACTGGGAAGACAAGACCAGTGTCAGAATGTCAGCGGCACAACTGTACGAGATAGTTTTTGATGGCAACAACAAATGGATGTTGAGTGCAAATGGTACCTTGTTCACATACGAGTACGAAGCAATCATTCCGGGCCTGCTTAAACGTTGGTATGAAGAAAGACAGGAGATGCAACGGAAAATGCGTGATTGTGGAGATAACGAAATTGAAAGAGAATATTGGGACAAGAGACAGTTGGTCAAGAAGATTAACTTGAACAGTCTGTATGGTGCAATCCTGAACCCAGGATGTAGGTTCTTTGACATGAGGATAGGACAGTCAGTCACACTGTCGGGCAGATGTATCACAAAACACATGGCCAGCAAGGTAAATGAAATTGTTGCAGGCAAGTATGACCACAAAGGTGAGAGTGTTGTGTATGGAGACACTGACTCTGTATATTTCTCAGCATACAAAACATTAGAGAAAGAAATCAAGGACGGACTGATTCCATGGACTAAGGATTCTATACTAGGCTTGTACGATAAGATATCCGAGGAAGTAAATACTTCGTTCAAGGCGTTTATGACCAAAGCATTCCATACTCCGGCAACAAGAGGAGAAGTTATTGCGGCAGGTAGAGAACTGGTTGCATCAAAAGGTCTGTTCATCACAAAGAAAAGATATGCACTGCTGTACTACGACAAGGAAGGCAAGAGGACAGATGTGGACGGCAAGGAAGGCAAAATGAAAGCCATGGGATTGGATCTGAAAAGATCAGACACTCCTGTGTTCGTACAAGACTTCCTTAGTGAGATACTTTACATGGTACTTTCGGGCAATGAAGAGAAAAAGGTATTGGACCGGATTAGTGAATTCAGGGCAGAGTTCAAGTCAAGACCAGGCTGGGAGAAAGGATCTCCTAAGAGAGCAAACAACATGACCAAGTACACAGCGGCGGAAGAAGCCAAGGGCAGAGCAAACATGCCAGGACACGTTAGGGCAAGTATGAACTGGAACAGATGCAGAGAGATGTATGGAGACAAGTATTCTATGCCCATACTAGATGGTGCAAAAGTTATTGTGTGCAAACTTAAAAACAATCCATTGGGCTATACAAGTATTGCATATCCTGTGGATGAAATGCGTATCCCGGAGTGGTTCAAGGAACTGCCGTTTGACGGTGACGCCATGGAGTCAACTATATTAGATCAAAAGATAGACAACCTTATAGGTGTGTTGGACTGGGACGTACAGTCAACAGAAACCAGTAATACATTCAACAAACTTTTTGAATTTTAAATATACGTATGCTCAGCATAGAAGAGATTAAATTACTGATAGAGAAACTGGAAAAGGCCAAGGCAACAGACTTCCAAGAACTGATCGATGCCAATCTAAAGTTATTGAAAGATATCGAGCTGGCCGTGGATGCCAACAACAGTGAAGCTATAGAACGTTTGGACAAACCAGAGGAGTGGTACGCCAGAGACCTCGAACAGAAGAGGAAAAACCCTATTGTGGATCCAATGTTGTACAGAATGATACAGACCAAGATATTCCAGTTTTCAAGGATGTCCAAAGCTTCAACAGCCAGTGGACAATACAACAGCCTCGAAATTGGGCCAGGTGCAGGAATGTTTTCTAAGGAATTCAGGTCATGGAGATTGAACTACTTCCTAGAAATACTGCGAGATGTGGAAAACAAGGTCAGACGTAGGTTCCCACCAAAGCATCAAAAGTATCTAAGATTTTTCACAACGCTAGAGACAGAGTGTTCAAACATACCACAGGGCAGTTGCAATTTTATATTCAGCTGGGACACTTTTGTGTTCTTCACGCAGAGACACGTGCAACAGTACCTGCATGACATCAAGAGAGTGCTTGTACCAGGTGGATACTGTTTCATACAGTATGCTGACTGCCATTTTGATTATGACCTACACGAAGCAAAACGTGGTTATTGGAACTACAATACCAAAACAGAAATGATCAGAATCATCGAAGAAGAAGGATATGAGGTCGTTGAGATGAATCAATTCCGACCCGGCGCCAACTATGCCATATTCCGGAAGCCTGGTAAACAAAATCCGGCAGTGTACAAAGTTTCTGAAATAACACTAGACTAAGACCTAAATATCCTATACAATAAGAACATTATGATAGACATCTTAAAAGACATCGTTAAACACACGCATGGATTGGGATTTTTAGATCTTGTCAAAATCAGTGGTAGCACTGACGAAACTGCGATTGATTCAATGGCAGAGGACAGATCTGTAATCTTGCAAGGGTCTTTCCACAAACCACAAACGGAAATGTCTGGCACGTTTGGAATGCCTCAACTGGGTAAGTTAGATATCCACTTGAAGTGTCCGGAATACAAAGACAAAGCAAACATAACTGTGCTATCTGGTGAGAGAGCCGGTGCAACAGTTCCCACAGGAATCCATTTCGAGAACGAAAAAGGTGACTTCAAGAACGACTACAGATTTATGAATGCAGAGATAATCAATGAGAAACTTAAGACTGTTAAATTTAAGGGTGTTAAGTGGGACGTTGAGATCGAACCAACGGTGGCTAGTGTGCAAAGATTCAACTTTCAAGCAACTGCAAACACTGAACACAACTCATTTGTTGTTAGAACCGAGGATGGAAACTTGATTTTCACATTCGGTGACAAAGCATCACATGGTGGTGAGTTCACATTTGCAACTGACGTGAAAGGCACTCTCAACAAAGGTTGGAGTTGGCCAGTAGGTCAAGTATTACAGATATTGAAACTATCGGATTCAGCTAAGGTCACATTACACTTCTCTAACGAGGGTGCGATGCAGGTCTCTGTTGATTCAG